CTAGTGGGTTCGGAAGTGAGGTCACTAGTGGGGTCGCAAGTGGAGTCGGAAGTGGGTTCGGAAGTGAGGTCACTAGTGGGTTCGGAAGTGAGGTCACTAGTGGGGTCGAAAGTGTGTTGGTAAGTGTGGTCGAAAGTGGAGTCGGAAGTGGGTTCGCAAGTGTATTCGCAAGTGTATTCGCAAGTGTTGTTGAAAGTGGCGTCGAAAGTGGATTCGAAAGTGGGGTCGGAAGTGTTGGCGGAAGTGTTGGCGAAAGTGAGGTCGGAAGTGGATTCACGAGTGGGGTCGAAAGTGGAGTCTGGCTTGAGAAATGATCGCGGCGGCGCGTTTTGGGTGTCCTGGTGCGCTTATATTTCATTTTTTAGGGATAAAATGCAGTGGGAAAATGAAGTTCTTGAAAAGTTCAAAATAGATGAAGACCTGGCTAAGTCCTGCGGCTGGGTTTGGTGGCACGAAAACGTGCTGGCGATCAGTGATAGGCCGGCAGAACTTCATCGCGACGCAGCAGGAAGGTTGCATGGTGAAAAAGGGCCAAGCATCGCTTATCGTGATGGCTGGAGTTTGTATCACTGGCATGGAGTAGCAATCCCCGAGGAATGGGTTAAGGGCAACCCGCCAGCGCCTCATGACGCACTGACCTGGAAGAACATTGAGCAACGCCGTGCAGCTTGCGAAATAGTTGGTTGGGCGAACATTCTTAAACAGCTTGATGCGAAAGTGATTGACGCTGACAGGGATGCCGAAATAGGTACTTTGCTGGAAGTGAATTTGCCAGATAGCGGCAAAGAACGGTTTTTGAAGGTGAAGTGCGGCACCGGCAGAGAGAACATCGTTTTGCCAGTGCCAAAAGAAGTGAGGACGGCGCTGGAGGCTAACGCATGGTCTTATGGCATTGAGGATTTGAACTCTTTTAAACCAGAAGTGAGAACCTAAAGGAAATGAAAATGAAAACATTCGTAAATCGCGCTGCGCAAGGTGACTTGTACATCCGGCGTATTGAAAAACTACCTGAAGGCGTCAAGCGGATTGATGCCGAAAAAGGCAAGTATGTCGTCGCCCATAGCGAGACTGGCCACAACCATGTCATTGCCGAACGCCCGAATGTCACCCTGTATTCCAGTAGCGACCCACTGGTGAGCTACCTGCAAGTGATCGAAGCTACTGACGAAGCGGAAACGCTGCTTGAACACCTGCGCAGCTTCGACACACACGAAACAATCAAACTGCCGGTCGGCACGTTCGAAATTCGCCGCCAGCGTGAATACACACCCGAAGGATGGCGGCGCGTGGAGGACTAAGAATGCAAATCGACTATCGGAGCGAGCAGAATGAAACTTCCACCAGTACCGAATGAATACGATCGCTCACCGCAAGCCGGGCCAGCCTACTTTGATTACACGGATATGGATGCCTACGGGCTGATGTGCTATAAGGCGGCTGCGGCGGAACCATGCCAATTTTGCTTTGCGAGTGATAACAAGGTTTTTGAGTTGCGTAAGGCATTTGAGTCTCTGCGCGCCTTGATGATCGAGGCTGAATCGTCCAATACTGAAAACGACCATGAGTTGTTCGTCTTGCGGGATTTCTACTGGGCTGTTCACGCGATTGTTTATGGGGAATTGAAATGACATACCGGATTGCGATTTATAAATACGACAAAATTTATTGGGGAAGTAATTATGGCTTATCAAGGAAATAACCGTGATCCATATCTTGCCGCATGGGTGGCAGAAAAACAGGGATGCCAGCCGGGAAAAGAACAGCTTGAGAAAATGGCGGCTAGCCTTTTGCAAAACGCTGGTAGCACTAAGCAAAGCACCGACGAGCAGATCAGCGAGGCCGAGCAACCTGAAGCCAACAAGTTGGTTGCGGAGCCGGTGGCGTGGATCAGAATGCTTAATGGTGAAATTGATTGGTCTGAAGATTGCCTAGGTCAAGATGCTGGGCAAGCTATTTCATGTTATGCAGACGACGCTGGACAGGGCGAAATCTACACTGCTGCGCCGCTCTACATCAATTCAGACAGCAATGCGTTGGATGCGGAACGGGTGGACTGGCTGGAAGCCACGATGAAATCGGATAGTGTTGAGCTTGGCGTTTCTTTGTACCCAGGATCAAAAACGCTAGATGGTGTAGTTGATAAAGTGGTTTGGGTCGGTGCGCTAGATAGCCATCACTGTGATGGGGCATGCACTTTAGGCGATGACTTTGGCGAAGGAAGGACTTTGCGCGAAGCCATCGACGCAGCAATCGCGGCAATGAAAGAGAAGGAGCAACCTTGACATCCTCCCCGCCCTAAAGGACGGAGATTCCTACAACTAGCCTGTCATGTCCGACAGGGGATCTGAACTTTTTAAGAATATTTTTAGCGGCATTCACATCACGATCATGTTCACATCCACATTCCGAACAAGTCCAATTCCTTATTCCAAGGTCTGCGATACCTTTCGGCCTCGAATCGGGCAGAGCGCCGCAATCCGAACAGACTTGGGAGGTAAATCTTTCGTTCACTTCTTCAAACCATGCGCCATGCTTAACAGCCTTGTACGCCAGTTGTGTTCGGAAGGACGACCAACCCGCATCGAGTACGGACTTCGCCATGTTGGTCTTGGCGAGTCCGGCGGCATTGACATTGCCGACCGCGATATAGTCAAACTCTTGAACGATGCGCGTCGAGAGTTTGTGGTGAAAATCGTTTCGTTGATTCTTGATCTTGGCGTGAATCGACGTAACGCGGCGCTTCTTATTCGCCCTTTGCGCAACGGCCAGCGATTTCTCTTCGCCCCGGTAGATGCGCTGCGCCTCGATCTTCTCGCCAGTAGACAACGTGGCGAAGTCCTTCAGGCCAAGGTCGATGCCGACGCCGCGCACTGGTTGGCGAACGCTGGTGGCATCAACAACCACATCAATCACGATGTTCAGGAACCAATTGCCGCGCGAGTCTTGGGAGAAATTCGTGCCGTCTTTGATCTTACCTTCCGGCAGGGCGCGACTGTTAAACACACGGAAGGTGTTTCCAGCAAACCGGAAGGCATCGCCTTCGCGCTTCAACTCGCGGCCCTTGAGCGGCACCCAACCAAGGTTCTTCTTGCCACGGTAACGCAGGTACGGGCGTTTCTTCTGCGCTCGCGACTTGGCATATTGCTCGCAAACAGCATTGATAGTGCCGGAGTGCAAGCCAAGTTCTTTGCTGCTGCCAGCGGTGAGCTTGTTCAGATCAAAGCCGGTATGCCAGCGCCGACCGAATCGCAAAGCATCTTTTTGCCTATCGTTACAAAAATTGAACACGTAATTTACTGCACGCGCCTGCTTATTCAGCAAGCCGTTCAGAGATTTTACGCGGTAACGATAGACAAGGATCATTTTTGCTTTTTCAAATATTCGTCAATAGCACGACGAACTAATTCAGCGACCGACAATCCGGTTTTATCGGAGAGTGATTTAAGAGCAGATTTTAATTGCTCTGGTAGGTATATATTTGTACGGTTCATGGTACTATTGTACACCATTTTAAACCGGAGTTCGGAAAATTTAAAACCGCCTCCTTACCTCCCTGGCATGAATGCCAGGGTTTCACGGAGACACTGATGAGCAAAGCACAATTTCTGCCGGAAAACCAGCGGCCCGGCGAAGTTTATTCCGGCCTGATCCTTGGTGAAAACGGCGAGGATGATTATCACTTGTTTGTTATGCCGTTTGAGTATGGGCATGTCACTCGGCGTCAAGCGAAAGAGTTTGCGCTGAGGGATGGCGGTGATTTGCCGACACGACGCGAACAGCACGTTTTATTCGCAAATGCGAAAGCAGCATTTAAGGCTGAGGTCTACTGGTCAAGTGAGCTCCACGCACAAGACAGCAATTATGCCTGGTGTCAGAACTTCAACAATGGCTACCAGTTCCCCACCCAGAATGGCAATTGTTTACATGCGCGCCCAATCCGCAGATTGCCGATTAAGGAGTGAATTCAAGCTGTGGATAAATCTTTGAATATGCTGGATACACGGTTGCCGACATATGCCACGAAAGCGGCAAAATGTCCTCTAAACCGCCAGGTGGCGCATTCAACTCCAAATCCGTTTTTGGGTATGTTCGTACCCACGGCGGCGGCGGCAACGATGGAACTGGATCAAGACCGTTCCTTGTGCAAGTCAGCACGTTGATTAGTCCGGATGCAACCATGCGATTCGCCCAATCGCTGTACTGCTGACAGCCGAAGTTTGCTGCTTCAAATGTCGATAGATTAGTTTTAATTCCGTCAAGCGCGCAATGCGATGCAAGTGCATCGGCCAAGGTGCCGGCGCGAGAGTGTCCTTGAATGAAAACGTCGTGACCTTTGGTGATCGCATCAAGCGCAAGCGGCTTGACTGCTTGATAAATTGCCAGTAAAGCATCGTAAAAATCCTGATGAACATCGCCCCATATCGGATGCGAGAATGCCGGCAACCAATCAAAATCCTCTAGCCATCCTTTGCCGTTGTAGGTTCCCTCCGGAGTAATCGTAAGTGTGTCATTCACTGTCAAAATGCCGACAACATCGTTCCCGACATTCAATAACTGATCGAATTGGCTTGCTCGCTTATCGTCGGCGTAAATCGCCTCCATCGCTAACCATGCGGCATATTGTCGAGTGATCATAATCGCGCCTCTGCTAATTTCTTTTCAACGAGTTTCAATCTTTCATTCAATGCCAGAATCGATACGTTTTGAATTTCGACCAGCTTGAAGATTAGATGCATCGATTCGGTGCCGCCGTGCGCAAGCTCAAGCGCGGCCTTAGCGTGCATGTCGGCAATCTCTAACCGTGTCATGCGGTCGGCGATATTGAATACTTCGCTCACAGCAACATTCCGGCAGGCTTACAAACCGCATCAACTTTGGATTGTTCGATGGCGACGGAGCGGGAGAATTGCATCGTGAACAGGATGCCTAATTCGCCCTTGGCTGCGCCGATAGCGGCAATTGATGCCTTGACCTGCGTCCAGCATGGAATCGCTGCAGCGTCGTTTGTAGACTTGGCCAGAGCCAATGCCGCATCAGCATCGGAACTTACCCATTTGCCTATCGGCGTTGAATCAGCGACTCCGGCATTGAAGGTGTCGATTGTGCCGCAGCCCGACAGCGCAATGGCCAATAGCACATAAATTAATGTGTTTTTCATTTCCCGCTCCATGTATAAGCAATCATTTTCAGTGTCCACCAGATCACGAAGCCGAGCACGCAAATATAGAAAAGCGGCAAGACTACGAACAATCCAGCGGTGCGAAGCAAGAACGCTTTCACGGCACCTTGCAACTTAATAGCAGTCCCTCGGCGCTCTCCGGAAATATTGTCAGCAACATCAACAATCATCCGTGCAGTTGCTTCTGCCCACTTTTCCGCAGGATGAGGTCCGCCGTTTGTAATCATCAGCATGCCGCCATTGACTAAAGACGGTCCTTGAAAAACTTGCTCGGTTTGTTGTTCTTCAACAATAGGTTTATCAGATTTTTTGCTGAATAAATAACCTATATGTTTTGTCCAAAAACTAGCCATTTTGCGCCCCTGATTTATATGCGTTTGCACTGTGTCCAACTAAGCCGCCAAGCGAAACTTGAATGAACATCAGCAATGCCTCGGCGTTTTGCGGTGGAAAATAAGTCAAAAAAATCCATGTGCCAAACAAAATCAATCCGATTCCAGATCTTACGAGTATTTCGATTTTGCTCATACGACACCTAAAGATTTCTTTGCCACATTCCATCTTGCAGTACGGTCTGCAAGCCCATTCTCTCCACCATTTATTCGACGCGTGCATGTGACGATATCACCAGTATCAGCATATTGGTTAAGATTTTTCTCATGCCAAAACCACGCGCTAACCATTGCTGCGTTTTCCGGTTCTTCAAGCAATGCAGGATTGTCTAAGCAGTCTATATCAAGGGCCATTGATGCCGCTGCATAGTTTGCGCGTCCGGTTATCTGAATCAGACCTCTTCCACGATAAAGCGATCCGTCGCCAGGCTGAGTATTTCCAAGATCGGCGCGGCCTTCATATCCTGATTGCGATGGAGTTGGACCCCATATTTCTTTTACGAAAATAAGGCTATCGCTTTCATGCCCTATTTGAGCAAGAAACATAGCCTTACGCTGTGGAGTATCAATTCCGTATGCATCCATTGCATCGTTTATGGGCATCATCCATGTAGCTGCGCGAAGTATTGAACAACCAGTGCATGCAGCGCATTGCTCGACGGTGATCAAAACAGCTTCCCCTTAATTGCAGATATAGTCAAAGAAATAGTACCAGCAACCGATACTATGAATATCGCCAGTTTTCCAAGCCAAACCATAAAACTATTTGCTGCTTTCCATGATTGCAAAATATTCAAAACTTCAGCATTAGCATCGGTTAGAGTACCAAGACCGGAATCAACCTTCATCGTAACTTGTGTATTAGCCTGCAAATCACGATGGAAATCATTCATGCGTTCATCGCCTTTGCGAAATTCTGCAATCGTATATTGTCGCAAAAGCGCTAAATCATCGGCTACTACTTCGACGGTGATTTTATTAGAAATATGGTCACTTGCTCGTCTGCGAGGGAATTCATGGTCCATCTTGCATGTCCTTTATTGTTGTTCGTCGCTGTAATCGTGGTGAATAATTTCAATGTCTGAAAACTTGTATCCATCTTTTCCATATCGTTGCGCAAGCCAAACAGGTTCCGGCAAATCATGCACTCCCTCATCTTTTCCGATATGATGCTTTTTGCATAACAACCGTCCATTAACATTCATGTCGTCAACGAATGTATATGGATTCGATTCGTCAAAACTTCCCCATCCGAAGTTCGGAAAATCCTTGCGAATTTGCGAACCTGGAGACCAATCAACCATCTCCGCAAAACTTCGTTCTATCGGATAATGGTGCGCCTCGATCGGATGACCAGTTTCTTCGGCAGTGCAATTGCAAATGAAGCAGCGCCCTCCATCACGATCAAGTAAATGCAATCTAGATTTACGGAATAGTGGCGTTGTTACGCGAGGATCATGTCCAGGGATATACACGTCAACAGATAACGTGTTTTTCTCTTCATGATTTTCGGTCACAGACATTATTTTATCTCCTAGACAATACCTGTCCAACTACCTGTGCGATGCTGATAAATCGTCGTCATCGAACCGCCATCCGACCGGAAATAAATATCTCCGTCATTTCCATAACTTGAATTCGGAGCACCAGACCCGCCCCAAATAGCAGTATTTGATTGCTGCGCACCGCCGGCGCCAGCAAGAGCGGCTGGATAGAACGGAAGGAATGAATTTACTTTTGTTCCCTGAAATTTCATCACTCCTATGCCGGCCGCTTGAACCCATGATGAATTTCCGCCAGCGGTTCCATATATACCGTCGCCAGCAGATGTTCCTGTGAAGAAATCATTGGTATTAGCTGCAACCGCTAATCTGACTTCCCTCGAAGTCCTGCCAATATCAATTCCCCAATAAAGATTCGAAGCACCGCTTGATAAATAATTTAAATTAGAAACTCCAAATAGGCTTACTTGTTGAATCACATCGCCCAATTTCAATGTATCTTCGAAATAGGCGCTGTATTGAGATCCAACTAGATTTGAACAATTTGCAGAAGCAACGTGAATACCGTAGTAGTTTCCTAAACTAGAACCTGTATATACTGCTTGTGGAATATAAAGACCCGTCGCGTTCCCAATCGCCGTGGTGCCAGAACTACCTGTTACGATATTAATTCCCCATAGATCCGTGACTGTTCCACCGTCCGAATTTGTGGTTGTATCAAATTCCGCAGCGCTGAGTCCGGTTAATGTTCCGGTTAGTGTTCCGAATGTAGAGGCAATTGTTTGCGTTCCTTCGCTTTCAGCGCCACCTGTAGCCAATGCGCCAGAAACACGAGTAGAGAATATACAAGCCGCCGCCGATCCATTTATCTGATTTGTTATGTCATTCAATACCAAAAATCTAACTTGACCATTCGAATCCGAACCACCATAAACTATCTTTCCACCAGATAGCGGAGTTCCTGATCGCAGATCAACAACATTCACGCCTGGAGCATATGTAGTACCTTCTCCAGCTCCCATTGATGGAGGAATAACGACAATTCTGCTATCAGCAGCAGCAATCGCCGCATCGATCTTATTTGCGACAGTCACGCCCGAATAATTGTCTGCAAATATCCATGCATCCTCTAGCGCTTTTTGAACTGTTCCTGCGACTGAATTATTTCCGGACGGTATAAATCCAATCATCGTGGCACCACTTGTCGTATCGCTTGAAGCAGACGCCAAAGCAGTTTGCAATACTCCGGCCGCATCACAGTATGTCACTTGATCCCAAATAGTATTTCCATTCGAATCTTGCACTATTTGACGATAGTTTCCGCTACCCCAGATAATTGCGCACCCATTTCCATCTAAAGCAATAGGATTTGCATTCGCAACATTACCTGCCTGGGTCGTATATGTATTTTTTGGAGTCATGGTAGTCGGAATATAAAATCCAACCATGCCATTTACCAAAGGCGAACCATTAGCATAAAAAAACTGTTGTTCTGCGTTTGGCACGAGTTCCATTTATTGCGCCCCTTGCTGTTGATTTTGTTGGTTGACGTTATTTAAATATGCTGATCCTGCTCGTTGCCCTAGATTTTGTCCCGGCCCTGCAAGTGGTTGCAATGGATTGGTGCGAGGCGTATAAAGTTTCGGATTGATCGTTTGATCAATTAGATTTGCCGCACGTCCGCTTTGCACCGCGCCTTTTGCCGCATTTGTTGCCGGAGAAATAATCTGCGCACCTGGTATTTTATTCACTGCATCAAGCAAAGCGTTAGTATTGCCGCCTTGAATCTCTTCCGTAATAAGATTTTTTGCCGCACTTGCTGTATTGGAGCGATTGACGAACGCCGTTCCTGGAGCATGCAGCGCATTTTGCATGACATCATGTAGTTGCCTAAATTGTCCCATCTTTTCAGGGCCGAGAACAGCCTCAAGACGTTGTGACATATAAGGGTCGTTCACAAAATTATTGAGAACGTTTTCCGACATTGTTGTATTATCTCCGCGATTTTTCGTCGCTGCTCCCTTGATCATGGCCATGACCTGATTTTGTAATGCAGTCACTGCTTCAGGTGATTGCTTTTGCAAAACACTCATCATATTCTGAATTTCCCCGATGTTTCCATTCATCACATATTTTTGGATGAATTGATCCGGTTGAACTCCTTTGATGGCAGCAGAAAGAGATGGAGTAGCATCAATTTGATCAAAACGGGCCTTTGCCGCTGCGCGCGCTTGCTGCGCTAGTGCCTGAGCCTCTGTTCCAGTTGCGTCGCTTCCAGCGCCTTCTGTAATAGCTTTCTGAACGCTTTGTTTTAATTGGGATAGAACGGTATTCACAGGTCCGTTACCAGAAATGTAGTTATCGTTCAAATCCCGAATCAATCCTTCGGCCTGTTCAATATTAAAAGTTTTTTTCTGAGTTCCAGACATCAATCCAAGGTTATCGAATAATTGAGTAGGGATTCCGGCTTTTGTTTGCGCGCTAGCCTTGCTCATGATGTTTGCATAATCCTGTGCAATTCCTTGCAGCGGGACATCCAAATCCTTGCCAGTAGAAGCCTTGAAAGCATTATATGCATCCGCAACGCCTTGTTTTGCCTGTGCGTCTGATGCTTGCAGTGTTTTTATCGCACTCGATCCTGCTGCAATCGGATCATTGACAACGTTCTTTGCTCCCATCGCATCAAGATTTTGTATGAATCCATCATTGATGTTTTTCAGAGCGTCATTGACAGGCCTTCCAATTGATTGATCCTTGGCTAGCTCAAGGTCTTTCGTATATTCCATTCCGTCGCGAGTTAGCATACCGCGCAATAGATATATCGGAACTGGCAATGACTCCGCTTGCGCTTTGCGCGCCAAAGCCGCAGTGTCCAAAGGTTGTCCGGAATTGAGTGCCTCCTGCACGTTTTTTTGCAATCCTGCGGTTATTTGCGGATTAACCGTGCTGGCATTAACGCCAATATTTTCTAAAGTCTGATTGACTGTATTCTGTGCAGCTTGTGACGAGGCATCCCCACTAATTAATCCTGTCAATTTATTAAATCCAGTCTTAGCAGCATTGAGTCCTGCTGAACCTAAAGCTAGTCCACTATGCACAATACCGCTTCCACTTGCACCGCCAATTGCTCCAATTCCTGCCTGTTGGGCTTTCTCAACCATGAAAGATTGATTTGGATCAGTTGCTGGATTTGTGATCATATTTTGAATCGCGCCTTGCACCAAACCTTTGCCGGCAGCGCCAACAATAGTAGTGGCTGGACCTCCAAGACCAGGAACTAGTTTATTGACAGGACTTGCAACAATTCCTGCGACGTTCCCAGCAAGATTTGTTTTTGGATTTGCGTTTTCATAATCCTGATTCGATGCCGTGAGCTTGTTCGATCCCTGAATCGCATCTTCATTCATGAAATTTCCAACACTTTGCAACATGTTTTGTTCCCATGGCGTTGCATTTTGATTTCCAAAATAATTTCCAACAGCGCTAATACCCTTTCCAGCAATTTGCTGTAGACCTAATGCAGATTTTCCAAATCCTGTAGCCGCTCCTGATAATATAGAAGTCAAGTTATTTGAAGGTCCAAAAGCCAGCTTTTCAGGACTATACGGATTGTTTTCTGCCGGCGAGGAAGTGGTTGCAGGAGATGTAGTGGTTGTCGCTGCTTGCGCTTTTGGAATTGCTGCGATAGCCGAATTCATATCGTCAAGCAATGTAGATTTTTGCGCAGGTTGCGACACTGATGTGGTAGGCAGAACTCCTGCCATTACCTTTCCGACATAAGCAGATGGATCTTTAGTAACGAAACCTCCATAAGACGCCATCGCCTTATTGATGTCGCCGCCATTCTTGGCCGCTAATTGCTGAATATAATAATCTGCCGCATTGCGCGATTGTTGCGGATCGAACGGATCAAACTTGATGCCTTGTTGATGTAAAGATGCGATTGTTTGCGGCATGAACTGATACGGACCCATCGCCTTAGTATCGGAATTGATAGCATAGGAATTCCCGCTACTCTCTGTTTGCTTGAGATTGTCAAGCAATTTTGGAGGAGTGCCATATGATTTCGTTGGATCGAATGGCGGTAAAGTTACTGCCTTCGGCGTTGAATCCGCCGAAGGAGAAGCTTCTATCATGTCGTCATAAACGCTCATTGGATTAAGTGTAGTAGTACCGCTTGGTCTGCTTTTTGTTTCAGTGCCTGTGCATCAGGTTGTTTTGCCATGAATGCTGCTTTTGCCTGTTTATTAGGCAAATCTGCAAATTGCCAGATGCGAGGATCGGCAACGGCTTCGATTTTTTGTCGTTGCTGTTGATATCCTAATGCATCTCCTGCTCCCCCATTCGCCATTTTGTAAGGACTAAGAGCATTCCTAATTGCCATTTGCGTTTTGACTTGCGACGACACTTGATCAACCGCTTCATTGATCGCAGCTGCACTCATGGTTCCATGTGGGCGCGCAGCTTGAATGAGCATTTGTCCAGCATCAGAACGTCCAACTCCAGGCGTTCCAAGTGTTAATTGCGCCATGTTCTTTTCTAGCAAATCAGTGTCTTTCTGCAGATCACCAGTAGCTTTATCGCCAAGGTGCATCGCATTTAAAAGGCCGGTTACATAAGCCTGTCGTCCAGCTTCTGTTCCAGTGATTGCGCCCGGCACCAAACCTTTGATATTGCTCCCAAGGCTTTGAATCAGCGCGGCACCACTGGATTGATCCTGTAGACCAGCATAATGCCGATTCATCTCAGCGATATTGTTCTCAATATTTCCAGTAGCACCGATCGGCGCACTTGCCGCGACAGATTGATTTTCTTGTTGCTGACCTTGTGGTCCTCCTGCAGCCTGACCGACGAACTCCATTTGCTGAGTTGCAGGATTGTAGCGCTGCGTCGAAGGCGGCAAGGTATTGGTTATTGGTGCGTTAGGAGCGCCACCAGGAATTCCCATAGTAGGTGTTGAACCACCGACCGATGGAGTGATGACAATAGGTTGTGTGGCGCCTCCAGTATTCAATCCTTGTACTTGTGGCGTAGTCGCATTGAGTTGAGTATACGGAGATTGATTTCCTAGCAAGACTGTTTTTAGCCTCTGCGAAATCTCCCCCGGATTGTGAACCGACATAGCAAATGGTGCAGTTGCAAGTAATGCCTGCTCTGGCGGGACACCCTTTTGAATCATGGATTGCTGCGCATCGGACAGTGCCTTTGCTGCCTGCTCTGGGTCGTATTGCGTTTTAGGTTGTCCTGTCTTTGGATCAATCTGTGGTGAGATGCGTGGATCAGCTAACAATCCTACTGCCGTTTCATTAGCAATATTTGCATAGTCATTATGCAATTTAAATTGTGATTGCTGATTTCCGATCTGCTGCCCTTGGATCTCTTGGTTTTTCGCTATTGATCCTTGTAATCCATAAGCTGCATTAGGATTTTTGCTCACCAGAGCCTGATACTTCATTGGGTCGAATTGCCCTGTATTTGGATCGGTAGATTGTTGCACTGCCTGCGATTGTGCACTATTCGATGCCATCGTTTGCTGTAAGTTTTGCCCTTGCAATGTAGCATTTCGCAAATTTTGCCCCTGCAATGCCATGGCTAACATGTTTGGCACTTGCAATGGTTGTACGCCCAAGCTAATTGATGGATCGATTGGCATGATTTACGCTTCCGTCAATGGATTATTTGGATCGGAAAATGTTGATGTGGACCCATTGTCATTCCATCCGCCATTTTGTGTTCCATTCGCAGCATTATTAGCCAAGTTCAAATATTGACTTTGCAATCCGTAATTCAATCCACCGCCAATTGCATTGGTTAATGCGTTTGCACTTCCGACCGTTCCTGCGGCTTGCGCAGCCGCTCCGGATGTCATGAAGTTTCCTGCATTTTGCGCCGAAGCCAGTCCGGTATTTGCCTGCATTGCTGCGGAATTTTGACCTGCCTGAACAAGTCCAGCGACGCGAGAAGCATTGTTCGCAGCGGCATTGTAGTTCGTTTGGAAGGTATTTTGCGCTTGGTTGTACGCTTGACCATAGGTATTTTGAGCAAGCCCAGACGCATATCCTGCTGCATTCTTGACATCTGCAGATGATGTTCCAAGTCCTTGAGCCGCCGCCGAGTTATTGACTCCCAGAAGACCCTGCTGCAATGCAAACTGATATCCTGGATAGTTTTGCAAGTCGCTTGGATTGAAATTGAAAGTTTGATTCAATGGGGAATTAGGATTTTGCGTCAATCCAGTAAGATTTCCATTTGATCCATAGGTTGGGTTATAACCCATCGCATTTGTCAATGCATTGATCGATCCGGTTCCAAGACTTGTAAAAGGCTGAAGATTAGCGTTCTCGGTGTTGAACATTGACATCGTATTTGCCGATGCCTGATTCGCTGAATCGGCTTGCGTTTGTGCCGCAGACTTCGCTGCACTTGATCCAATCAAAGCGCTTCCGATTCCACCAATAACTGCGGCAGCGACATTGCAATACCGATCTCCACCATTAAGATGGGAATCTTGCTTTAATTCGCCGCGCAATTTTTTCATATTATTTCCCTAGCCACTTGCTATAATAAATTTCAACAGGTTCAGCTTTTAATCTTTTGAACAAGGCACTTGAATCTGCATGTAATTTTGAACCCATGAACCATCTCTGAACGCCTCGACGTCTTAATTCCTGCTCAACAAATCGAAATAAACGGATTCCGCTAGACCCTTTCCTATAATCTGGATGGATATAAAAAATATCCATGGTGCATGTCAAACATGTTTTATAATGAAGTCCTGGTGCAATGAACCCGATAAAATACCCAATCAGATTTCCAAGTTCTCTAGCTGCTACAAAAATTACTTCCCCGCTTCTCTCGCGATGCAAATAAATGTCGTATTGCGGGTCAAGTGGAACATTATCTTTATTCAAAGCAAGTTCATTATAATGGAGCGGTAGAAGCGCCTGCAACTCAGGAATAGCACTTTCGAACGATTGAATGTGAAAGGTGATCATTTTGATGTTCGTATATCGATTATCAAATGAATCCTATCATCCGAGCTGTTATTGATAACCTCGTGTTCTAGCTTGTTATTAAACCACCATCCCTCGCCGGTTCCCATGTAAATCTGTTCGTCTCCACAGCGAAATACGACGCCTGGATGACTTTGCAGAACGATATGAAAGCGGCTATAATAATTTGCATGATCAGGTGTATCTGCGTGAGGATAAATGCGTCCTCCTGGAGCTATTTTATTGATCATGGCACGCCCCAATCTCTCGCCTCCTACACGATTCATTGTTGCCATAATTAAAGGCCGAGCCTCTGTCAACGTCGCGTAATCTGGATAATCGATGTTCTCATGCTGATCAAATGTACTTTCGTGCTTTTTTAGTTCTTCTTCAGTATCGAAAACGCTCTTTGTTGGAAAGCGCAACATAATCGATTCAATGTCAGAGAACGGACCTTGCGGATAATCGCGTAAATAAGTATCGTGTTTCCAAATATCAGGGCGTCTCTTGATTGCCAGCATAAGAGGCGTAACATCAATTCCGGTCGCGATCAACTGAAAGTTTTTCATAAGTTAATCATTCAATTTATGAATTTAGGCTTGACCATACTTGCCACGCTATATTTTTCACCAATCACAAAGAAATCAATCACACAATCTCCACGCCGCTGATATAAGCCGTAATATCTGAAGCAGATCCTGCCAACATTTGAATCGTTGTCCCTGGCGGCATTGTCTGCCCTGCTAATTCAGGTGATACATAAGGCACATTTCCACTTGCGGCGATCGGCAATGCACTGATAATTGTATTTCCATTTCCAATTGATCCAGCAGCGGCGACAATATAAACAGTAATTGTTACCGCACCATTAGACGTATTGGTAAAAGTTGCGCGCTTTATAACGCTGGTCGTATTTGCCGGAACCGTATAATATACAGCTGCAGATCCCGTCAATAATTGCGGCGCTACCATTTGTTTTGCTGTGACTGTCATGAGCAAATCCCGTCAGATATAAGTGCCGATTGTAGTTTATTGACCAAAGTAACGATGCTTTGTACTTGCGCTTGGCTATATGACGATCCTGCCGCTGTTGCCGAACTTCCAGAGGCATATGAACCCTGTGCGGATGCGCCATTACATCCAAATCCAGCAGTAGCGATAAGTGTGCCGGTTATCGTCTGATTCCCCGTGAAAGTCTGCCCAGAATCCGTTCTAGCTGCAGTAAAATTCGCATCAGGCAGTTTAATTGTACGTCCAGTGGAAGGTCCGGTAAATGTCAGCGCCTGCGAAGCAATCGGTATAGTCGTATCATGTGGAATTGTCACTATACGCGCTCCGTCATTCATCACTATTTGTAGCAATCTGTCAGATGTGATTGCTTCGGATGATCCTATTTGCAGATCATAATTTGCGCCAGAGGATCGAATACCAAGCGGCGATATTGTTTTAGAAATAGCGCAATTCAGAATGGCCCCTCCGGTGATAGCAACAGCATTTGAATCCTGATTTGCCATCGAACGTATAACTTCAATCATTGTAGCCTGTTCGACAATTGCACTTTGCAATGCTTGCATGGATTTATTGATTGCGTCTTGTCCTTGTTCCAATATCAAAGAAATATTTATTTCTGACTGCCTTACCTTGGATAGCAATGATGGAACTTGATCTCCCAAATCATTTGCTTCGTCGATTGATTCAAAAACTGCGGAATCAGCAGAACTTACTCCGGTAGTACCGCCTGTTCGATTGAATAAATTCAAGAAAAACATCCACCAAGTTTTATCCCATGTCACTTGTCCCGTTGATGGATTTACAGTAAATGGCGCAGAATTGAACTGCGGGAAATTCGCTTTGTTGATGTTTATAGTCATGACATTGCCTTGTGAAATTCAATCCACGCACCATTCAATGCAATGTCGGCAGGAACGGAATGCGAAGTTTCATAAACACGGCGTCGGCCGTAACCCATCCTCCACAACGAAGGACGTGTTTCGAACTTGCCAATTGCACCAAGTGCTACTTGAACTGGATTTCCCCATGTATTTCCGCCGTCATCAGACCAACGAATACTAACGGTTGGATTTTGATAGTTTCCGCTCGATGGCGCGTTCCCAGCGGTCATATCGAGAACTAACTTATCATATACAATCCTGACTTCATCATCCAGCGTCGGAAATGACCGGATACGTGTTATTGGTTGTCCATTATCTGTAAAATTCAATGGATCAAGAATATACAGATTGCCATTTGTGCGATCTCCGCAATAGGTTGCGCCATAGGCATTTGTATAATAGAAGGGTAAAACAGCATTTTCATTTCCGTTATTGTCAGTGTATGCGCGCTCATGCCAAACCTTCGTGTTAAGGTCATAAACCCATGTGGCATTTGCAGTGGGGAAAGTCAGCACATAAAACGGATGACCTTCAAGCTGATGCATGCTTCCTACGGCGTCTGAAACCGTCGAATAAGACGATAAAACGTCCTCGATAGGATGCGTCGATATGCGAACAGCATTATAAGACTCTCCCATGAAAACGATACAACGACCTGAATTTTCCTGACCGAGCCAGAACAATTTTATATCGAATCTGGCGACTGAATTTACTGCGGCAATCCCTTGCTGAATAAATACTCCTGGCATGATTGCATAAGCAAAAGTAGCGCCTCCGGCATTATAATAAACGTCGGTCGTGCGCGTTCCGAAGAGCCATATCTCACGATGCATAACTGCAAGAGTTTGCAAAGGATCGGCACCCCCTGCCTTACTGGCAAAATTAGGAACGTTCTGAAACGTTGAGGCGTTAATATCTGAGAGATACCATTGATTTGTATTCGGTTGATTGATGATGAAATATCCATCCGAGAACGCAATAGCAACGCCACCCATGAATCCAGGATCTACAAGTGGATCAATTTGTTGCCATGTCGATCCAGTCAAATCACTAAGTTTAAATCTGAATCCATTTGGACTTCCATCTACAACAATTGCCTGATTTCCTCCGTCAAGGCCATTATCTGCAATCATCGCCTGACCTGAATTTGTCAATAGATTACCGATTGCATAATGTGTTCCATTTGATGATATGGCATAAACCGTCTCGCGATTGATGCTATAGAGCTGTCCGTTGCTAGCGGTATATTTGCATCGCTCAGGTTGATTATTTGGCGCGGTAGATATTAAGGTGAGGCCTGGAGTAACATAGGTCGTTACAGACGATTTCGCGTCGTCTTGCGGATTGATTTCGGGAAATTGGTTGACGCACCTTTGCGCATCCGCAATCGTTGAACGCGCTTGGTAGAAACCTCCTTTTAAGGTGAGTTTCATGTCGTCCGGTCCGAATAAATATTGTAATGCCCACTGCGCAGCAAAGTCTGGTCAATGTGTAGCATTTGAATCTGAGTATTAGCGCGTTGCATCGCTTTTACTGCCATTGCGCGACGCATTTTCAAGTCTTGCGAAATCGGGAATGCAAACAATGTGCAAATCCGCATCGCCAATTCATATATCAGCGCATTCTGATAAACCGGAGGCATTGCAAAAGCATCATTCGAATAAACGAACTGCTGCAATAACGTCAAAATTTGCATCGTGATCGTATATGTACTGTTCGGAATCGGCCAAACGTACAAATTACCTAATGGGTATTGCGTGTCGAGAAAAATATATTCAGGAAATGATGCCAGGGAAGGCAAAGCAATGTATGTTTTCCAATCTTCGTGCGAATGAATGATTCTCAGCGGATAAACGACGTTGTTTTGCGTGAATTGCGCACTTTCTAACTGCTTTGGCCATGGTGTATTGATCTGTCCTCCGACACCGATTGTGTATGATGTCGCGCCGGTCGCAACAAAACTAACATCAGTTAGACAATAAACATCATTTTTATTATTTGACCATTCATTCATCAACAGATTTAGCGTGTCGAAAATATCCTGAATATCTTCAGCCTGAAGCGTTTGCCCAATACCCAATATTCCAGCATTCTTCGCAGAAAGCTGAATCAATCGGTACGTGGTAAATGGCGTGGCTTGAGTTGGCATTTAATACCCCATGCATGAAACTTCTACAACATCATTTGATGTCCAGGCTTGCGCTAATCCAGTAGTCAAAGAATAGTTTGTGATCGTCACGCTAGTAGTGCTTGCTGCTCCCGTCTGCTGCACATTAGCTGTAGTCGTGATATCCCTTGCCGTGCAATGCCATGAATGCGCTGCGGCCGGAAGTGTGAATACAAGAGGCTGACTGCCCGTACAACTTCCGCTATTGGTCACAGTGAATGCAGCAGTGCTATTTGCAGTCGTAATTGAAGCTGTTGAACATCCTCCACTCGCAAGAGTTGGAGCCGTACTGCTGACAATAAGGTTTCCAGCATGGTCCGAGTATGCATTTGCTGTTATTGGCGGAATCACGTTTAGAGCTGCACCTGTCAATGACATTTCGCTGGTGATCGTGGTGCTACTTGTCGGCGTGACTAAAAATTGAATAGAAGTACTGTGATCGCTTCCGGTCCACGTATTGACCGTGTTGAATTCAATATCCGCTGCACGAGCAGACCATGCCGTTCCATCGAATCCATATGCGCGAATTCCCAATATATGTTCCGTTGCTTGCAATGCAGATTGCGATGCATTGGTGCCATCGGCACGATATCCATTGATCAGAGAGGTTCCAGCAAATGAAAATACATTTTGCGCTGTGTTTGTACCATCCGCAGCGCCAAGATTGAATACACTACCAGCAATCGCCGATGGAACAGTTGGCAATCCTGTGATATTCGTATTGATGCCTTGAACAGAATTGAACGTCTGAGCAGTATTTGTTCTCGCAATTCCTGGACCTGAATAAGTCGATCCACCAGGTCCGGTAAATTGAATACTGTTGCTAAAACTTAAAGTACCTTGATTCACTTGGCCTGTTCCGCCATTTGCAGAAGATACAGGCAAAGGAATCTGCGGAGGTGAAATTTGCGAGTCTGCAAATAGGCAAATACCAAATAAGAGTAATGCAATTAACTTGCGCATTTTATGCACCTATCACAGCAAATTTAGTGCTTGTTCCAGAGCTTAATCCATAGATAGCATTGGCTATTCCAAACGGCAAAGTAACCGATGCGGTAGGAAGCAATTCAATATCGTTCACAGTCGCCGGGTTATTCGCAGAAACATATAACACATTAGCTGGATCAACATTCTGAATCGTGACCTGTGAACTGAAAACGCCGGCAGCGACCAAATTCTGCGTACCGGAGTTATTGACAGTTCCATTCTGGCTAATGATTGTTTTTGAAACAGATGCAACAGGTTGACTTACAACAAGTTGCGCAAAATATGATTCATTTCCCGAAACATCTTTCCACAGTTGCGGTAGATTATTTTGCGTTTCCGGTATTGCTTGGATCACGTCTGCCATGACAACTCCTTATTCAGTATCAGCCGGCTTTACTGATTCGATCGCTTGAATCAATCGCCCAACTTTCCATGTCGCTTTTGTTTCAATTCCCAAATCAGTAGCGATTTTTCGCAATTGAGCTGCGTTCATGTTAAGCAGATCTGGATTTCCTTCCTGCGGAATCTCTGATGCTTCTTTCGCTGCGCTTGGAGAATTATGCCAGCCAGGACCAAGATCGGAATCTGCTTCTGCATCATCGACTATGCAATAAGTGCCATCGATGTGATATTTGTATTTTGGATATTCAACGAACTCGGGAGATGCACTGATCGGCTCTGCAACTTTTTGCAGAGAACTTCCATTCTTTTCGTACCACTCTTCACCAAGGGCATCTTGTTCTTCGCGATCTTGAACAATGACAGCCTTCAATTCCTTGTGATATACCCATTTCGGAAATTCGACGAATTTCTGTGTTTCATGGCCGCTTGGTTTATAACCTGACATTGTAATCTCCAGTCTTTTAAAATACACCGGAACTTTCATCCCGGTGTGAATTGCTTACAACTGACAATTAAATCTTGTCAGGAACACGAACGGCCCATTCCGGCCGCAGCAAGTGATAGCCGTACAGCACATCAAGACGAGTGATGAATTGATCCGTCTGGACATTGTAGGCCGTGATAATACGCAACGACGTATTATCGTAGACTTCGCGATATGCCTCATGGACGCCTTTTGGCAACTCCAAATCGGCAGTAACCATCGTAACGGCCTCCGGAACATAAGCCACGTTCATCCGGTATTGAGCCGCGGAATTAAAGTCGAACGTGATTTGTGCGCCGTTGATCGGAGACGTGGTAACTGTCTGATATTGAACTGTCGAACCGCCGACAGGTGGAGTCAATGCCGGATAGATGGACAATGAAGTTGCGTTTGTCGCAGCAGCCGCAGTCACAACAAAGCGTTGCAACGATGCAGAGGTCTGTTTGGTAACGCGATTTACCGCATATACTCCGGCAATCGTGAAGGTATCGCCAGCAACGACAGGACCAGAAAGCGCCGATATCGTCAAAGTTGTACCTGTCTGACTACCGCCGCTCACGGTCGGATTGGTTACATAAGTACCAGTTGTGTGTGAAAGCGTGGTTTGATCCATCATCCAGTCGAAACCAAGCGCATTTTTCATCTGGCCAGTCATGTACTGATCAGATAACCCTGACGCCGGGTTAAACAACCCTGCCAAGCTGCCAACGATACGAGCTTGCGTGATCGGGTCAAGCAATATCTTGCGACGACCACCAGGTGCCGAGTTTTGATCCAGAACAGCGCCGGCGCCCAAGAATGTATTGATATCCGGAGACAGAACATTGTTCGCACCATCAAACTTCGCCGAAAGACCGGAGCAAGGAGTTTGGTTATCAGTATAAAGCGTTTGCGACGGAATCAAACCATCGAATGCGCCCATAATGTCGGCCGCTATTTGGCCTGCGGTATTATTGATCGCAGGCATAAGAACACGTTCAGAGTAGTCATCAATCGACAGAGAGCGTTCTGCACTCGAAAATTGAATATCTACACCAACTTGATTAGCCATGACAAGACTAATCTTGGTTTCGTTCGTGCCTTGAACCGAAGCAGCAGGACCGCGACGGACTGTGAAGTCATTCGGCAAGCGGATACGCAAGCTGGAACCTATTTTAGCTCCAGAACGCGCAAAGTCAGCGTCATACTGACGATCGATTGATTTCAAGAAAGCATTGCTATTCTTAAAAAGACGCACCTTTTGTTCGCTCTGAGTCGCTATTTCAGAACCGTCCTTTCGGACTGCTGCATGTTTCCATGCAGAGCAGACTATCTCATAACCCCGAAGGGTTCAATGCACTTCGGATCGCTTGATCCTACGACCTTGCGGTCTAGTCGTTACACCTTTTCTGATGTGGACAAACGCCTCCATTGAGATGTTTTCCAACATTGCAGTTTCTGCATTTCAGAACTTGGCTCGGTATTGTCATGATATTGTTATGATATGATTTTTGATTCTACATCATAACAATATTTTAGAGTTCCACCGAATTCACACTGTTTTCATTCAGAGTTTCCTCTGAAAGGCGCAATTTTGTCTACGCCTCACGAGTTATCATATCAATCGTGAGAATCTGATTACTCATAATATCTATCTCCTAATCGGCGCATCCCGATTTCGACGCTCCATGAAGGAATCCAAAGATGCCCTCGATAAATCATCGTTCGCTCCGACACCATTGATTTGTGTGATAGGTGCAGGCGCTCGGGATACAGGTTTCGTGGATGGCTTACCTAATGTTGAGTTAATCTCAGCCATTCTGATAGCCAACTGTACAGGTGGAAGGTTCATGAGTTCGTTTGCCAGATCGAGATTACTTCCCAAGTGATGCAGTACACGATGTCCGTTGTCGAGAACGGTTGCCGCCTGAATAAATTCAGGTTTTACCTCTCCCAACATGCCGATTTGAGCTAACGCAGTATCGAAGGATAAACCTTCCCCACCTGTGAACTCTTTTTTTCCGGCTGAATACACTTTATTACACGCATCGTTGTAGGCCGTTTGTTGAGTTTGCTCCAAGGCTATTTGCTGAGCGCGCTCTTCAATGGTTCTTTCAATGTCAGGTGTACTTTGTGTCCGTGTTTCTTGAGTCGTTCCGGCACGAGCAGCGGCTAGATCAGCCTCTAATCGTGCAACATCTCGTTGTCTTGCTTCCTCTGCCGCCTTCCTCTCGCGTGTCAATTCGTTGATGCGATGTTGATACCACGGGGTTTTAGCCGGTTTTACCGGTTGTTCCGTATTTCCTGCATCTTCGTTTGCCTGCGAGGTCTGCTCAGTGCCGATTTCCGAGCTGTTTTCTGGCAATGCCTTCTGTTCCTGATTTTCATCAGACGTCGAGTTCACGCTTTCCTGTCCGGTTTCCTGGACTGATATTTCTTCACCTGCCATGATTGAACTCCATCAAGTAAATTTACACGGTGTTCGCGCCGCTACGCTGCTGCTTGTTCCAAATATTGCCGATCTGATTCCTGAATCTTCTTGATCAAGTATTTCTCGAAATTGCCTTCCCATTTCTTCACGCCGATATGACTGCAAGTCATTGTGCGATCGACATAAATTGGGTATCCGAGATCCTTCAGTTTATTGCAGACAATGTTGTCCTCACTTACCAGATCACCATTGACAATCTTAATGTCAAAAACCATGCGAGATTCGCGACCTTCATTGCGATATACTTCGCTGATATTCCACAAATCCTGCAAGGCTTTTTTCGACAATCGAAGCATTCCAGTTCCAATACCATCAACAGGAATTAAGCCGTTTGTCGGATAATCCCACGTGTAGGGAGTTCCGAACTGCGCAATGTTATTGATTCGCACATTGTAGATTTCCTGTGCATCCGTCTTTTTAGGAACTGGCGCGCCGACAACATCAACTGGATGATCCAACATCCTAAATAGGCTTTCTGGTTTCCATCCCTGGTCAGAATCGATAAAAACCAAATCATCGAAATCGTTCTCAATCGCCAATTTCACAATGTCATTGCGCGCTCTCTGTACCAGGGAGTCATAGGCCATGTAGACAACTTGCAAATCGATGTCCATCTTTAGCGCCAACCTGATGGAATTATTCAAGCTGTCGTTATACCAGACATCGGTTTTGCCGTCGTAACATGGCGTACCGATTAATACGCGGCGCATCAGTTCATCCTTTTCAATGCATTAACTTCCTTCGACAAGTCTTGAATTGCTTGCACCATGAACGGAATCAGACGACCGTATGTCATTTCCAATTGCTCTGGATTTTCATCGTTGACCAATCGCGCCCACTTGATGCCGTATTTTTCGACAATCGGTTGTACTTCTTGTGCGACAAATCCGACTTCGTATTGAACGCCTGCTTTCGATCCGTCGCGTTCTCCACCTTCATACCAGCGGCGCATGTCCCATTTGAACCCAACGGGGCGCAGATCATTGATCAGAGACAGACCAACAGGCAAGCTACGCAAAGCTGTTTTATCGCGCAGATCAGAATATCCGGTGATCGAGGTGACCTGACAACGTAGTGCGGACACTGAAGTATTGCCAAGATCAATTTCATTCTGAGCGCCCGCGGCAGATGCTTGCGCACCGTATCCGATACATGTGACATTCGTTCCGGTCGTCAAGTTTGAACCTGCATTAACACCTACCGCAGTGTTTTGAATGCCGGTCGTTACAGATCCTAGCGCAGAGTTAGCTGCTGTGGCATGTCCACCAACTGCAGTATTGTCTGTGCCGGTTGTGCAAACGCTCAATGCCTGAGTGCCGATTGCAGTATTGCGGACGCCGACAGTGTTGATGACTAGAGCATTTGTTCCGACGACGGTATTTGCATCGCCCGTAGTCAGTGCCGCGCCAGCTTTATAGCCAACAGCCGTATTGTTAATTGTCGAAACCGCTGCGGCTAGAGAGGATGATCCAACAGCTGTATTGTTGATGCCGGTTGTCAATGCCACGCCGGCGGATGATCCAACGCAAGTATTGTCGTTACCGGTCGTCAATGCTGTAAGCGAAATATTACCGATGCCAGTATTTCGTGTTCCAATTGTCGAAACCAAAAGAGATTCATATCCGACTGCGGTATTCGAATCGCCGGTCGTCAAAGCGTGTCCAGCTTCGTAACCGACAGCGACGTTTTGTACCGTCGAAACTGCCGCCGACAAAGAACCAGATCCAACTGCAGTATTGGTAATACCTGTCGTCAACGCAGCACCTGCGTTATAACCAATGCAGGTATTATCGTTACCAGTGGTCAGCAAAGTAGCCGATAAAGTTCCAACTGCCGTGTTACGTGCACCGATCGTCGATGTGATTAAAGCATTCGTGCCGACAATCGTATTATTGTCACCGGTCGTCAGCGCATAGCCTGCTTTGTAACCTACAGCGGTGTTACCTACTGTCGAAACTGCTGCATGCAAAGCCTGAGAACCAACCGCCGTCATATTCACGCCGGTAGTCGCCGCAGTCAATGCGAGATGCCCGACAGCTACACAATCATTGCCAGTAGTAGAAGCCGTTAGAGCAGCATTGCCAAATGCCGTATTACGCGCTCCAACTGTGCTTGTTAGCAGGGCATTAGTTCCTACTGCCGTATTCTGATCGCCAGTGGTAATGGCGTTTCCTGCCGCATATCCGACCATCGTGTTAGCAATAGTGGAAACCGCCGTCGCTAACGCGGTCGATCCTATTGCCGTATTTTGCACGCCGGTAGTCAGAGCAGTACCTGCGTTATAGCCTACAGTCGTGCAATCATTGCCGGTAGTGGATGCTTTTTGAGATCCGGAGCCAATTGATGTATTTCTTGCGCCAACCGTATTAACGAGCAATGAATTGGTTCCGACGGCGGTATTGTTGTCGCCCGTAGTGTCAGCATTCAAAGCCTTAAATCCGATAGCCGTATTGGCAACCGTAGAAACAGCAGATTGCAACGCGCCAGAGCCTACTGCGGTATTATCAATTGCAGTCGTCAATGCAGTGCCTGCATTATAGCCAATCAGCGTATTATCATTTCCGCTCGTAGCTGCTACGCCGGAAAGAGAACCGATCGCTGTGTTACGAACGCCGCTTACCAAATTTGTCAGTGACGTATAACCAACAGCCGTATTGTTCGCGCCGGTCGTATCGCTTGCCAAAGCCAATCCACCAATTGCAACAAGATTTGCGCCAGTCGTCAAAGCACCTAGAGCGCCGTTACCTACCGCCGCATTCGTGCCTGTCTGAACAATACCAGTCCCAGTGATTACGTTGAAAGCGGTGATTGTAACGGCGACAGGATTTGCAACCGATGTGCAAAGTACCTGCATCGTCACAGATTTAGATGCTGCGCAAGTCGAAACACCAGCCAAAGTGATCCCCGTACCAGCCGCGAACGTGGCCGTATAAGAACTGTTGTTGTTATAGGTGAAATAAAAACCTTGCCCTGCACCGATCAGCCCGACTTTCGCGAGAATATTCTGTGCCGTGTCGGTAGTGTCTACGAATGCTCCGGTAGGTCCGCTTCGATTTACCACGCCACCAACAATTCCAGCGGCCGTAATCGTTCCGGCACCAACTGTCGTAATATTTGTGCTTGCCATGTTTTGACAAAATGTCGTCGCTGCTACCTGCCCTTGCACTGGTAGGTTATCAATTTCTACGCCAAGATAATTGGACATGCTTTACTCCTTATTGGATTGGTCCTGCTGGCGCAGGTTGATTTGGTGTTGCAGGTTGTCCCTGTGAGCCATTCACGGCTCCAGCGGATGTTTGTTGATTCTGTAAAGATTGCATTACTGCTAATGTAATATCATGCACCGCTTGATGTTGATCCATTGCCGATTCATGGAGAAATTGAGCACGTTCCGTCTGTGCACGGAACACATCGGCACCGGCCTTTATCATCGTTGCATCATCTTTGTTTTTGTATTTCAGCAATTGATCAGACAATGTTTTAATGACCTGATCCATTTGTTGCAAGTGCTGTTGCAACTGCTGTACTTGCGGATTCGGACCGTCATCAAGCAATTGAGGCGGCACGGTACGATGAAGTCGTTCGGCAATCTCTTGCGCCATCGGAAAATCTGCTGCTTTAAATAGCAGATCTCCGCACTCGTCCATCAACTTCGGATTGTTTTCCATAATCTGAGACATGGCCGCAAAAGCTTCTTGACGACGTGTCGCGTATGCTGGACCGACGTCGCAAACAACATCGTAACGTCCGATCTTAGGATTCAGAATTTCTTTGACTTCTTGTGTCATGCCAATCTGTTTCTTTTGGTGTGATTGCGGCGCGGTAGGATCTACATGTATGAAGTCCTCTACGCCATCCTCGCCCAAAATGCGCATCATGCGTGGAGTATCGATTACGTGCGGCATCAAATCGACGATCTGCACCCCAGTAAAACGAATAGCTAAAGCTAAATGATCAATATAGTGATAAGTCGCATTATCGCCCTGGCGCTGTCTTTGCGTGATCGCAACGCCGGAAGTTTCATTCGATTGCTGACCCATGACAGCCTGATATTGGCCTGAAACCATCATCATTTCACTGGCCGCGATCTTCATCCCTTCGACATATGCCGATGCCATTTGCGGAGGCGGTTCGCGCTGCGGACGCTGAATAGGATCGCCATTGTCGTCTTTCCCGTTATATGGCAAATAGGAATAATTGGTAAGATGCTGAGTATCCCAATATTGTTGATATCCTTCAAACGCCTGCGCTTCGCCGACATATGGAGTTTTAGTCTGCAATGATGCCTGCTCAGTCGCTGAGCTAGACCAATAGTTATACATGCGCTGAGGGTCTTTAAGAGCGCGTGTATGGCCTTTTCGCTCCAACTTACCGTCAATGATCATTTCCTCGCCGACCACTCGGACGATCGGTATATAACGGCCAGGCCAAGGGCGACGATCTATTATCTTGTCGCCGGCAATCAAGAACCATTCGACTTTATCGGTATCAACCTTGCGCAATTGGATCATTTCGGGATTTTGTTTGGCCGCTGACTTGACCATATCCCAAATTTGCGGATCAACTTCATCCTCGATAACGACATTCGACTTGACTACATTCTCAAACAGCGGCATCAATTCAGCATCAATCGAAGCAATCTCTCGCTGTTTCGGCTTTTTCCTGAAATATTCGCATACTCGAATATGATCTTTTCCTTGCCACATTCCGCCTTGAGAAAGCGTAAAGGTTGCGGCAGCAACTTCCTCAGTTCCATATTTGCGCTCGAACTCTTTTTTTGTATAGTCTACAAAGATAAAACCAAACTTCGCATCCGAGCCATTAACTTCCTTTATATCTGGATCAATATAGACGGTTAATGGATCTTTAATCCGACGAATAAAAATATCTTGGTCAAACGATTTATCGCTTGCATACTCAGTAGTGATTCTCCAATACCCGATGCCAGCAAATACCGCGAACTCTTCAGCCGTGTTATAAACGCTCTGAGCATGCGATGCGTATTCAACGTGTCGCACATAACCATCGATTAATTTTGCCGATTCTACGGTCGCTCCAGAGTCAATTGGACGCACTTTTGCTTGCGGAGGATGCTGGCGAGAGTCATTGACTATCTGAAGGCAATGCTGCTTGGTCTTATTGATTGTCAAGCATGGACGGTCGTCAATCTCGCGATTATTACGAGTCGTATCCGGCCATTGGAACATGTTGTCAGAGTCGCCATTAACAAAGCGCAAATCATCAATAAAAAGCTTCCGAAAATCAGCCTCCCAATTGACGCACAACTCGAAATTGTCTTTGGCCTCTTGAACGATTTTATCGTCCGAAGTGGAATCTCCCTTCTTGCCAGGGATGGCGGCCAAGTCTATCGAATCGTTTTTGCTCTTTCTAGCCATTCATTCCACCACTACCAATTTTCTCTTTTGCATGTTCCAAGCTCTGCACCATTGCCCACAGCAATTGAGCAACCGCGTTCATATTTCCGTGTTGCAGTTCGATAAGTCTTTCCAGCGCTTTATCGCATTGTGCTTTCGCTGCAATCTTCTTTTCTACTGTGCCCATTACCGCCCCATCCATTGAGAGCTACCAATCGTAGCTGGACCACGCTCAGGTTTCTTCATCTCGAATTTAGGTTTGTTGCGATCCTTAACGAGTCCGGGGAATATCTCACTCATTCCCCAAATCATCGCGTCTGCACGGTTAGGGCTTCGGTCTCCCAAATATCCCATCGTGGAAAATGCACATAGCTCATCTTCCAACTCTTGAAAAATGCCGACGTGGCGTATTTTGCCAACGTCGGCTAAGGCCGCAATCGGATCTGCCCGAACTGCTTTGCCACGTGAAGCCGTTACCATTTTAAAAGGAGTATTCGGGCGCGATGTCTGAATCACGTGCTTTACCATCGCACCACCATAATTTATTTCACCGACTACGATATCGGCTTGGTGTCGGTCATAAGCCGCGGTTACTACATTACCCCAGGTAGACGGACCTGCTGTAAGAGTCAAGTCCTCCAACACATAACCGATTCCATCAGTTCCGAGCGCAACAACGACAATCCCGATCGCATCAGCAGTCGAATTTTCATCGGCAGCACCGGAAGGATCAACTGAAATAATTACTCTCAGAAAATCCGGCAATTCCTGTCCATCAACAACGCGCCATTTATCAATTTCGCTATCTGACCAAAGCGCATTAGGTGTTGCGTCGGCAAATTCTCCACGCAGGAATCGACGTTGTAATCGCGCAGATTGCGATTTAAGAGTATCCAAATATCCTGCAGCAAGGTTGATAGCATTGCTTTCAGGATTGATCTGCATCGATACATAATCTTCGGGTCGCGGAAGATTCACACGTGTTTCAGGATCGCGTCGCTCGATGAAAATTCGATATGTCCAATGCACTTTTGATGTCGGGTTGCAATCATAAAACATGCGTGGGATCATCGGTTTTTCCCTGCCATCAACGTTCTGCATGACCTTTTGAGCCAGACGAGTGACAGCAATATCTCTTGATGCGAGAGGAATCTGGCTACATTCGTTCAAATAAATTGTGCTGAACTCTTGACCAAGAATCTTCTCCGTGCGTTCCTTGTCGTCCAACCCACCAAACCAAATTTGCGATCCGTTTCGAAACTCCGCATACCAATCTGTTTTATTTATCACGTATTCCGTATTAGGGAAACAAAGACGCATTACTTTTGGGAACGTGTCTTGAATAATCGAATTTTTAACGTGATTAAATCGAAACCGCAAAATCGCATGACGACTTTTTGATGCTTTCAAAGCTCTTGCTATTACCGATCTTGTCAAAATGAATGTTTTTCCAGATCGTGCGCCACCCCAAAGCATGCCGTGCGTTGCCGTTCCGGATAGGAGCGACAATGCTTCGTGCTGCTTTGAGGTTAGCTCTAGCATGTTAGCTGTAGTTCAGTTTTGGAGCGCTGACCAGAATCACCGGCGATGCGCCTGCGGTCTGAACAGCAAATTCCACTGTGTCAATATATCCAGCAGTGGTGGACAGCGTGCAAGCTCCGCCAACACGCAGGAAGATGGTCCCGGCTCCTGTCAAGGTTAGAGTGCGTGAACCAGTACCGTCCTGCGTGAACTGAACTACCCATTTTTGGCCAGCAATTAGGTTTGTTGGCGTGGAAAATGTAACGTTGGCAGTCAGCGTTCCGAGGATTACCAATGAGTTATTGATCTGTGCGGCATTCAGGACAACCGTTGCCGAGAATGGAACCGATACTGTGGGAGGGGCGAATTGCGCCATGTTTTGAGTTGTTACATACTCATCTTGTGGAAATACACCACTCCCCAAATTAGTGCTGCAAGGAAAACGTTCATTGCCAGTGAGGGGCAATGTCACTGCCGGCATGTCGCCGTTCCCATCGAAGTATCCCATTTTTATTTCTCCTAGTTAATATGCCGACAATCGGCGTTAAGTTACGATCATCGACGTCTTACTTTTTACCAGTCTTGTCACGTCGCGCTACAAAACTGTTCATTGATTCTTTTTTCTTTCCTTCGCCTAATACTTTATTTGCCTTGGCATCAATCTTTGACTTCTCTCCATCAGATAGCTTGCCCTTTTCCTCCATCTGCGTTGCACGAGCCTTAGCGTTGGCTGCATGGCTTTTATCCGGCATTGGATAGGCACGCTTACTGGGTTCGCCGAATTCTTTCTTCGGCATCTTGTCGCGTGCTTTTGTGGTTAGCATCACGGTCACTTATAGGTTTTCTTTGTCTTTTCGCGCTTTGCTACCCACTGATCCATGCGCGAACCTTTTGGCTCAACCGGCGAAACCTTTGGCTTCTTTGACATCATTCCCGCATCCTTGACACCAGATTTTAATGGTTTTGCATCGACTCCAGCTGCGGCTCCACCGCGTCCACCGGAATTGCCGATTCTCGTCGTATCCTTTCCGCCGTTTTTGTCGGTTGACTTCATTTTCTTTATTTCGCCATCGATCGGCTTACCCGTTTCCATCTTCATCAAATCACCTCTTCGCGGTTTTATTGCGTTTGTCCATCCATTGATCAAGCCGACTTCCGGAAGGCTTCACTGGCGCTGGTTTTGGCCCCTTGGTTATCATCTTGCCGGTATTTTCTGCGGATTTTTTGATCGGCTTGCCGTCTTGTTTGTTGGCAGGCGATGTGGTGCTGAAATTGGTTGTTTTCTTCGGAGGAGATTCTTTTGTTGCCGCTTTTGTATCGCTTCCAGGGTTCTTTGTGGAAACTGCGCCGTCCTTGTCTTTGATCGGCGATTTCGTATCACCAACCATATTTGACTTGTCAGCATCAACCGAGATTTTTTTGGATTTTTCGATCACAGGAATATTAATTACATGGACTATTGCTGACATTTTCTGTAATTCTGTGTTCGCGTGTTTCTTTGCCGCCTTGTGCCGTTCTTTATCGGCATGGACTTCGGCGGCCTCCTTTAGCGTCTCCATGTCCCTACGAGCGCGATATTCCTTGCCCTCTTTGGTATCTTCCCATCGCGTTGGCTTCACAGCGATTTCTCCGTTCATGGTAGTTTAAAAGCGAAAACGCCGCTATCCGTATTGAACGGATGCGGCGAATCATTGAGAGTTGCATCTTTTCTCATGTTCTATTTCCATGGGCCGTTGCGGCTCTATCGGACTAGTTCTGCCATCCCGGCAGTACGTGTACAACTTTTAAGTAACGAATTTATCGTTACAAATTGCGACAAAAGGCGCTAAAACTCTGCGTAATCGGATGATACTTGTGGATAAACATGGTTGTCAATAAATTTATTTACAGCAAACGACAATAAAAGCCGCAATCACAATAGCGGTCGGCATGCTCAAAGGAAATAACATGAAGAACAATCCTAAAGCTGCAAGTACCGGTATCAGAGCCATGATTACGATCAATATGCGTATTCCCGATGGAATGGATTTCCAAAGTCTCACAGGTTTTCATCCACCGGCAAAAGTTGCACAATCAAAGCGCCATCTTTGCCGGACCCCTTGTGCTCAACTTGCGCTAATTTTGGATGTACGTAAGGCGCTGCGCTTTTTGCGGCATCAAGCCGGATATCATGCGGCAAATCCTTGTTACGCAGCGTTTGGAGAAGATATTCGAGTGGAGTGATACCGGAGGATTGGACTGCTTCAATTATCGCCGCAGTGCGCTTGTTTGGCACCCCTGCCTTGCGTCCGGAGCCTGGCCGCTTGCCGCCTTTGGTTGACTTTTCTACTTTATCAATCTTTTGGGCAACTTTATTTGTTTGTTTTGCAATAGTGCTATCCATCACTATTCCTCGATAATCGCCAGGATATCCTCTTCCCGCATAATCTCTAAAGCAACTTTCTCGCCGTCGCTATCGATCACCAAAGGCATCGAAGACTGTTTCATGAATGCAATTTTATCACCTACCTTGACGGATGGTGTGTGAAATATTCCGGTCATCAGAGGCATTCCAGGACCGACCGCCACTACATCCCCAAACACCAGTCCTTGCGGCGGCTGCCTTGGCATTACAAATCCAGGAATAATACTGTCGGTCTTAATTTCCCGTACAGCGATGCGGTTCAACAAGGGCTTAACGTTCATTTTTATCCTTTTTTCTCTCTTTGTAAAGGCGATTATTCAGAATCTGTTTGCTTAACCATTGCCATCATCGAACCAAGTAGAAAATAAACTACCCACTAGTAGGGCCAAAATCACCCAAGTTATCATGCAAAGGATAATAGTCTCGGTAGTCATATATCCTCCAGAAGACGTGCGTTATAGGGTGGCAATAAAGCAACAATCAGCTTGTCGCACCATTCGTCGAACTTATCCTCTGATTTTTGATCTGTGATATCACCTATCTTGCGAAAAATAAGTTCCTGGCGATTTTCGTTGATATACGCCAACTCCCGCAAAGCACGATACCTCTCCGCGTCTGACCAAGTTTCATTTGCCATTTTACATGCCTCCAATTCTTTATCAAGCCTAATCGCATCAACAATGCAAATATCTTCACCGAAGTACTTACATGCCTGAAAGTCTTTCCACTTTTGCCAATTTACAATTCTTTTTGCTGTGTTCATCGAATGTCCGGAGAATGATAGTTGACATTGGAAGAAGGTACGAATTCTGCCGATAATGGCCTTAATCTTGATAAAGTATCACCATAAAACTTGCGAAGATCAATTTCCTTGTTAAAAACTGTGCTGTCTCTTGGTTGAACAATCTCAGGCTTTTTCTCGTCTTTCATTTCAGTCTCCTATAAAGATTTTTACGGATTTAGGTCCATAGATTCGATGCAAGGTAATCGGCCAGAAATGGCGGTCGTTCACTTTTAACGCTAGGGCAATTCCATCGATGCTTGGCTTGAGCGCGGCAAGAAGGTTATCCGCGTCTGCGGCGCTTTCGTCGTTTGGTCTTACAAAAACAATTTTTATAGCGATATCGGTACCGCATGTTACAAAATCATTAAGCCTGTTATGCGTGACAGCCCATGCGAATTGCTTGGCCTTGTTGCGTGCGGCGTGCGTTTTTCCCCAATGTTGACCTTTTGTTTTATTTGGCATCAGCTCGGAGGATGGCCATGGGATATCAATTTGGATCATTTGAGTCTTTCTGACAAAATATAGAATGCTGCTGCCGCCACTCAATATTCAAGTCAATGTGATTTGAATATATTGACCGCTTTATGAATTGGCAATTCATGCAAAGTATTTGATACTCTTCAGGCCTATATTCTTCTTTTGCGCGGCGATATGTACCTCGAATTCCAAGCTCTTCGCGCTCAATGTTGCCATTGTTATTTTTGTGATCCAACGACAAGGCCCTCATATCGTCAAATCCGCACATCGCGCATTTGCATCCGTACATTTCAAACAAAGAAAGTTTCTCTTTGATTTTCGCTTTCCTAGATTGGGCCTTGTATTTTTCTGGATTATCAGTGCGCAGCCGTTTCATCACCTCACGCTTTTGTTGGCGGGCGACTTCTTTGTTGGCCTCATACCATTTTTTATATGCTTCGGCAGCCTTCTCAGGATTTGCGTCTTTCCATTCTTTCCATCGAGAAATCGCACGTTCAGGATTTTTTACGGCCCATGCTTTATAACTAGTTGCGCTCATTTGAATCGCCCAGATAAGATATTGAATGCGACTGCACAAACTCTTGGAACTTGACCGTTTCCAAGGGCTTTAATTCTGTCCATTGCGCGGGCCACCCCATCAGCCATTCGACCCACTCCGGGTTCAGGCGGCCATCCATCATACTTTCCGCCTCCGCAACCTGAGTTATCAATGGTTCCGATCCGATCGCGCTCATGGCTCTTGCCCCCCCCCGCACGGTACGTGAGTCGCGGGCCAGTGGCGTCGCCCACATCTTGACCGCTTGGTCCAGGCACAAATGGGCTTTCTTGCCACTCCGACGCACGAAGTGATTGCCATTCATTGTCAATGGCCCTGTGTTGCCGCCGAACGCTACATTTTGAGTCGGCCAAAATCCAGATGCGTTCTCGGATGTGTAGAGCGCCGGTATTTTCTGCTGAAATAATCCCCCATTCCGCATCGAACCCCATCTCGGCAAGATCAGCGAGGACTGTATCGAGTC